AATGAATCGCCCGCCCAGCTCGACCTTGTTCTTTACGAAGAAGACCCTTTGTCTTTTAGATTGTTTACCAAGCTGTGAACAGTAGATGCGTACCATTTCGCTCCACGAGTTGGCGGAATCTTCTCGTTATTTAGCTTTTCAGCTATTTTGTTGTACGACATTCCTAAGCTTCTGTACTCCGAGATCTGCGATCTAACTTCGGCAGGCACTTTTGTCTTAAGGCCGAGATCAACACCCCAAACCTTTCCTTTTTCTCTACGATCCCTGTGGACGTCTTTTTGGCGTTCTGCTATGATAGCTCGTTCCATTTCCGCAAGCGCCGACATGATCGTTACGACGAATCTTCCTTGGTATGAGGCCGTGTCTAGATTTAAGTCCAGCATCACAATTCGCCAACCGTTCTTATGCGCGCTATCTACGATGGTAAGAAAGTCCTGAGTTGACCTAGCAAGACGGTCAATGCGAGTAACAAAGATAGCGGCCGCTTCACCTTTGTCCAGTCTTTCCAAAGCTGCCTTAAGAATCGGTCTTCCTTTGATTGACTTGCCTGATCTACCTTCTTCACGCAGAAGTTCAAACTCAGTAAAACCTGCGTGTTCCGCTGCGCGCTTTAGGTCTCGTTCCTGTGCGTCAAGAGACATTCCATCATTGACTTGCATCTGCGTAGACACTCGTGCGTACAACAGCGCTAGGTCAGACTTTGGTTTACTTTTCTTAGTTGCCATGTGCTACTCTCTGTTTGAGCGTGCTAAACTTGTTGCTGCTAAAGGGTTTCTCGGCTTACTGTACAAACTTTACCATACAATTTTAATGTTAAGTATGTACAACTTTGGCAGTTCTCTAACCGTTGCTATCATTGGCTTAGATATTTATTTGAGCTTTATTCATTGGAAACAAAGGCTTTCGTTGGTTTTTTGCTGTCGAATGTTCTTTTTATAGAGCTAACTGGTTATAGTTATAGATACCAGCCACCGGAGAAGGCAACCAACCGAGGAGACTGAACAACATGAAAACACTTAGTGGTTTACTATTATCTATATTAGGTACGGTAGGCTTTACTGGAACTGATGTGGCAATGTCACACAATAGTTTCAAGCCGCAGGAGCAACCTAGTATCACTTTGGTGGTACATAATTTGCCTCAGCAATCCGTGACCACCCAAACACAGGCCGACAGGCTCGCAGCACCGGCAGGTTCTCTTGCAGTCGTGCCTGAGCAGTCGGTTTACATGGTCAAGTATAGATTTAACGAAAAGAGCAAAAGAGTTACAATCCTTCAAAAAGCTCTTAAGACCGTTCGTGTCGATGGAGTCTACGGCTCCATAACACGGCGAGAGCACATAGAAGCCCTCCAGGCGGTAGGATTGCCTACGGACATAGTTCCAGCAATTCCAGCGTCGGTAGCTCTAAGTACTGAGCCGCAGTACAACATCTCGAGTAATCCAGAGCAAAGATGCCCAGCATTTGAAGAGGCTATCCGCGCCGCTGGACTTGAACCTGTAGACGTATTTTCGTACATTGCGTACAGAGAGAGCCGCTGCAGAGTTGGCGCAATTAACGCCATTTGGAAAAACGGCAAGATTGTCTGGACGCTAAACAAAGATGGGTCGTATGACTCTGGGCTTTTGCAAATCAACTCTTCTTGGAAGACTGTTGTTGCTAACGTCTGCAAAGCAGAACGTGGCGACTTAAAAGTTCTACTTGTCCTAGATTGCAACCTTAAAGTAGCAAAATACATTATGGACAACTCACAAGGTAAATTAGGCAACTGGCGAGTGTATCGCACCAACTAGGTTGGGAAGCTGCCAAAACCGAATTTTTCCGCTGCAGGTAATGTAGCTAAATACGACAGGGAAAACGTTGTAGCAAACTTGAGTAAGAGTGTTGTTTTGTGTGTGGCGTCGTGCGTAATGTGGGGAGGTATCCCGCCGTCACCTCCGAGCGGCGGGAGTGACCCCCCTAAGGTAGCACTTAGATCTATATAGCCTAGCGCTAAAGCTTTAACCTGCTATCGTCGCTTATTGCTAAATCCTTTCCCTAACTATGCCGGCATCACTACTGCTCGTGCGTCGCTTGAGACTAGACCGTTACTTTTTTGCTTTTCCTGACTCAGTTGCTCGTTCTTTGCGTGTGCTCGCTGGCCTAAAGTTCAAGTCGTGTGTGCGCAATGGATGGCCAAACGGAAGACGATTACGCTTTCTCCCTGCGCGAGTTCCTGGGACTTGCTCGACTTCGCCAGTTACTGGATGCTTTCGCGTTCTATAGCCTGCTCGGCCTGCTAGGCTACTCTTTTTCTTTTTCCCCATAGTTATCCCCGTCTTTTAGCTGTGTCTAGCTTTCCTGTTGCGTGATCATTTATATGCTGATCAAGCTTTTCTTCAGTGCGAATTGCTGTTGCTTCTACACGATCTATTGATATTCCAAGAGACCTGCCAAGGTCAGTTATTCTTGCAACAACATACGCATGGTCTTCTTTGTTCTGTGCCCAGTCGGCTCTTGCTTCTTCGCCGCGCTTCTTGCCAGCCTTATACACGAACTGAAGATACGCGACAGCAACAAGACTGCTTGCTGTGATTATCGCAACGATAATGTTCTGCCAATTTGTCATGTCGGCAGCAGGCGTTATGAGTGTTTCGGCTGCAAACATCAGCTGAACAGCTTAGCCCATACCTTGGGACCAACAATGCTGTCCTGTGGCAGGCCGTTGCTCGTCTTAAACTTCTTAACTGCTGCTGCTGTTTTTGCGCCAAAGTCTCCGTCAACTGGAGTAAGCCCGAGCTTTGTTTGAATAGCTTTGACAGCATTTCCAGTTGAACCAGTCGTAACTGGCGTGCCAGGATACGCTACTGCGCCTGAGCTTTTTGCTGCTGCTGCTGTAGGGGCCGGTGCTGGAGCAGGGGCCGCTGGAGCAGGGGCTGCTGGAGCGTTTGCTCCATTGGCATTCATCCACGCTTTTACGGAAGCTGGAATGTTGTCTCCACATACGTAACGAAGGTGCCATGGCTCTTCAGGAACAACTTCCCAACTAAAACCAAACTCTTTTACGTTTTCAATAAGCCAGTTCAAACGCTTTGGCTCTGAAGCGCTGGCAACATCAACTGCTAAACCGAGATTGTGTTGACTCTTGCCAGGCGTAGCAAGCATCGCCATACCCTTTTTGAGATACCAAGTCTTGCCTTCAAAGGTTTTTGTGCTTTGGCCTGGAATTGCCTCGAGTTGATAACGTGTGAGGAAACCTTGCTTTTGACTATCGTAATCGCGATATGTGTCGCCGCTTGAAGTAGGCTTAAGCTCAACGCCTTCTGCCTTTGCTTTTTCAATCATTGCCATCCACGCGCAGGCTGCAATTGAATGCATCTTTCCGCCACCAGGAACAGCCTTCAAAAGATTGGCAGGCAGTTTGCCTGGCTCAATTCCTTTGAGGTCTTTTGGAAGAACTACTGGAACAATGTAATCCCAACTTACCTTTGACATATTTTCTCCTATTGCTAAGTATTTCTACTTAATGGGCAGCGATTGGACATATCTTATACCGCCTCTATGTTTCTTATTTTAGGCTTTTTGGGAATTGCGACAATTGCATTGATATAATTGGCTTATGCCAGAAGGACACAGTATACGCCATTACGCAACAGTTCATTCCAACGCTTTTGTAGGAACTGAATTAGAGATAACCAGCCCGCAGGGGAGATTTGCTGAAGAAGCGTCTAAACTAAACGGAAGAAAAATGACAAAAACAAGTGCGCATGGAAAGCATCTGTTTTTTCACTTTGACGAGGACATCGTTCATATCCACTTAGGGCTATACGGGTTTTTTACCGGGAGGAAGAGCAGTAGCGCGAAAGAACCTGGTAAAAGCACTAGGATGCGCATTCGTAATGAGATGTTCACGTCCGACCTCACGGGACCGACGCGGTGCGAGCTCATTGATGACGCTGGGCGGCAGAACAAAATCAGCAAGCTTGGTCCAGATCCAATTCATAATGATGCGCAATCCGAGAATGCGTGGGTAAAAATTCATAAAAGCTCCAAACCAATAGGGCAATTGCTTATGGACCAATCTATCATTGCTGGGATAGGCAACGTGTACAGGGCTGAGCTACTGTTTCTTTCTAGCTACTCCCCATACGTCCCGGGCAAAGAAGTGTCTAAGCAAGTCTTTGATGATGTTTGGGGAAATGCTGTGCGGTTACTAATACTTGGTGCCGAAGACGGTAAAATCAGAACGGTGGCAGACGACCACTTAACCGACGCCGAGGTGCGACTTCACGGCCATGCTCACAACAGTTATGTGTACAAACGAGCTGGCAATCCTTGTCGCGTCTGTGGCGAGCTGGTTCGGGCTGCCGACATGGCAGGAAGAACGCTATATTGGTGCCCTACTTGCCAGGCGTAAGTAGTGATGAATAAGAATGCGAGGTTATTGCGTGATTATAGAAACATATAAAGACGTCTCCCTAGAAATTGTCAACGCAATGAAACCACTCGTTGAAAAAACTGACCACTACCACTACGGGCATGCTCGTCGTATGGCAAGAACACTTCAAACAATCCTTGACCAGAACCCTCAGGGTAAATTCTTAGAGGTTGGAACAACAACGCTCATTCCACTGGTTCTTAGCAAACTTGCACCAGATTTAGATTTAACCGTTACTGATTTTAATTTAGATAAACCTAAGCTTGGTGAAGATACTTTTACGCTTCAAGATGAGTCAATCAACCTCAAGGTTGCTCGTGTCAATATTGAAGATGAGCCGCTACCTTTTGAAGACGACTACTTTGACTTTATTCTTCTCTCAGAAGTAATTGAGCATATGGAAGTTGACCCTATGTATATGCTCGCAGAAATGAATAGGGTCCTTAAGACTGGTGGAACTCTTTTAGTTACTACACCCAACTGTGCTAGCACTTGGGCAATACATAAAATACTAAATGGCATTGAGCCGTACTTTTATATGCAGTACCAGCGTGATCGATCGCCCTATAGGCACAACTACGAGTACAGCATTCATTCTCTTACAGCCGTTCTTAAAGCTGCAGGGTTTGATGGCCGTGCATGGACTGAAGATTCATTTGAAGAACCGCAAACTGCTATCGGACCTTGTCTTGAGATGGCAGGATTCATCCTTAAGAATACTGGAGATAATATCTTTGCAGTAACTAAGAAGGTAAGCGGTGTCGTTGATAGATACCCAAAGGTGATTTATGTTAATTGATAACGAGAAAAACGCTCCCTCTATTCACCAACTAGGTGGAGAAATTAAGAATGTTCGTCGCTTAGCTGACCCTAGCATTAAAGAGTGGTCTGCTACTAACTTGTCTATTGGCTACCACGAATCAACTGGATATATTGGAATGCTTCGCTCTGGTAACTATGTCATCACTGCTGCAGGTGCGTATCAAGTTGTTACTGGAGACACTATTCGCAGCAAGATTTACATTTCCGAGCTTGATCCAGAGACCTACAAACTTACTAATTTACGAATGCTTAATGTTGACAACCTTTCAAAAGAAGGACCGCTGCGTAGAGGGTTAGAAGATCCAAAGCTTTTTTGGCGCGACAACGCTTGGCACTTTACTTGCGTGACCTTGGAAAAAGGGCACACAGAAAAAGCTCGTATGGCCATATGTCGTCTGAGCGACGATTTGACATCAATAGTTTCCTTTGAAAAGTTTTGCGGAATTGATGCGCATAAGCCAGAAAAAAACTGGATGCTATCTCCTGAACCAAATGAGTACTTTGATTGGATTTATGGTCCAACATCTACTATTAAAGACAAAAAAATGATTACTCATATGAATGATAATCAAGAAATTGCAAGTCTTAGAGGTAGCAGTAATCTTTATCCACTTGAAGATGGAACTTATCTAGCAGTTGTTCATAGGCTTTTTACGCGAACTATTGTCAACAACGCTCATAGATTTTATGTCCACTACTTTGCAAAGTACGATAAAAAAGGAAAAATCATTGCTCTTTCACGAGGTTTTATTTTTGAGAATCGTGGCACAGAGTACGCTGCTGGTCTTACCACTCAAGGAGAGACCTTCCTTATTAGTTACGGAAGTAGCGATGTTTCATCTCATATAGCGATACTGCCTCAAAAGCTAGTATTTGCCTCATTGCTGCCAGTGCCAGAGTAAAATTAGTAAAATCATATTATGGTAGTTACATATATGAATAAGAGTATTTTGATGAAAATGGATAAGAGTACTTTCGTCTATGTCAAAGATCTTGAGTACCAGATTGAAGACCTCAGTCGTGCGTTAGCCGAGGCAAATGAAAAAATAGAGTCGCTTTACGAGGAAAAGTCACAAGCGTCTCTTGGCGACTTAACCGCGTGACTGAGCTATCGTACGACACAATCACTGTACACATGCAAGGAAAAGACATGTTTGCCCACTACGCGGAGGCAGAAGAAATTACCCGAGCATTAGTTGAGGGAATTCCAATTGTTGCAATGTGCGGAAAGATATGGATCCCCACAAGGGCGCCTGACAGCTTTCCTATATGCCCACGGTGCAAAGAAATGTACGATCAATTGTCTTGGCTGACCAACGGCAGAGTATAATTTCATACATCCTTCTTTTGAAGATTGCCTAGCCAACCGTGGAGTTTATATATGTCATCAATGTTTTCCTTTCGTGTTTCTGACGATTTCCTTAGTGGGTATAGGACAAAGAGCGCTCCGTTTGGATACCGCGATGCTGGTGGAAACTCAGTTGGTGAAATTACTTTTTTAAGGACGTATTCACGTCTTAAGGAAGACGGCACAAAAGAGACATGGGTTGATGTTTGCGAGCGAGTAATCAATGGTATGTACTCGTTGCAAAAAGATCATTGCAAAACAAACCGTCTTCCGTGGAACGATACAAAAGCTCAAGCATCGGCAAAAGAAGCTTTTGATCGTTTGTTCAATTTGAAGTGGACACCGCCTGGAAGAGGCTTATGGGTAATGGGTACGCCACTTGTCAATGTTCAGAAGAACTCTGCTGCATTGCAAAACTGTGCTTTTGTGTCTACAAGCGAGATGACAAAGAACAACCCTGCGCGTCCTTTTGCATTTCTTATGGAAGCGTCAATGCTTGGCGTCGGCGTCGGGTTCAACGATAAAGGCGCAGACAAAGATTTCACTATTTACGAGCCCATAGTTTCCGACGTCCCTAATGTCTATGTAGTACCAGACACCAGAGAAGGTTGGGTTGAGTCTGTGGCGCTGGCTATCAACTCGTATCTTAAAGCTGATCAAGATGCAGTTGTGTTTGACTATTCTTTGGTTCGTCCGCTTGGTGCGCCAATCAAGACGTTTGGTGGAACTGCTGCGGGGCACGAGCCACTCGAGCGACTTCACAAGTACATTGCTAAGACATTCGGCAACCGAGCTGGAGAAAAGGTTACACGCAAGGATATTGCAGACATCGGTAACTTAATTGGTGTTTGCGTTGTATCTGGAAACGTACGACGTTCTGCTGAATTGTTAATTGGACGAATTGATGATGATGAGTTTCTTAACCTTAAGAATGCAGAAGTATTCCCAGAAAGAAATTCGTATGATCCAGCCACACCTGGGTGGGGGTGGATGTCAAACAACTCTGTTGAGACGTCTGTTGGGACGGACTTATCTAGAATTGTTGACGGCATCGCTCGCAACGGAGAACCTGGAGTTATTTGGTTAGACATGTCACGCAAGTACGGACGTCTTGCCGACCCTGCTAACAATAAAGACTGGCGTGTAGCTGGGTACAATCCTTGCGCAGAACAGTCGCTTGAGTCGTACGAGTGTTGCACACTTGTTGAGACATACCTTAATCGTCATGAATCTCTTGAAGACTATAAGCGTACATTGAAGTTTGCTTACCTTTACGCTAAGACAGTTACACTGCTTCCAACGCATTGGGAAGAGACTAACGCAATCATGCAGCGTAATCGCCGCATTGGCACTTCAATGTCTGGTGTCGCTAACTTTGCTGACCGTGTTGGACTACCAACGCTTCGTGAGTGGATGGACGCTGGGTACGCGACGATCAAGAACTATGACGTAACTTACTCTGAATGGTTAGGTATTCGGGAATCAATCAAGATGACAACTGTCAAGCCGTCTGGCACAGTTTCAATCCTTGCTGGTGAGTCGCCTGGAGTTCACTGGACACCGGGTGGAAAGTACTTTGACCGAGCTATCCGTTTTGCTAATGAAGATCCTATGCTGCCACTGTTCAAAATGGCAAACTACCGTATTGAACCAGCGTCAGAGTCTCCAAAGACTACTAGCGTTGTTTTCTTTCCAATCAAATCAGATGCGGAACGCGCAGAACGAGATGTAACAATTTTTGAAAAGATGTCGCTTGCGGCTGTTGCCCAGCGTTACTGGTCAGATAACTCAGTCTCTGTAACCATCTCATTTGACCCTGAGACCGAGTCTGAGCACGTGGGGACGGTTCTTCACATGTACGACGGCCAGCTCAAGACAGTGTCATTCTTGCCCTCTGGGAACGCTACATATCCGCAGATGCCATACACTCAGATTACTGAAGAAAAATATAATGAAGCATCTGCAAAGCTTTTCCCAATTGACTTTTCTGGAGTCTATGGTGGACTTGCCGCAGATGCTATTGGCGAGGCGTACTGCACAACAGACGCTTGCGAAATAAAGTTCATAAAGAACAACCAATAAATGAGATAAAATGGTC